TTAGATTATTGAATCCATAAAGGAGAATAAGAGATGGCATTTCAAGTATCCCCTGGCGTGCTCGTCAAAGAGATAGACTTGACAAATGTTGTTCCTGCCGTTGCAACCTCTATTGGTGCAATTGCTGGTGCCTTCCAAAAAGGCCCAATGAACACAATTGTTCCTATCGGTTCTGAAGCAGAACTTGTCGAGACTTTTGGTAAACCTAACTCAAGTAACTTTGAGATGTGGTTTACTGCCGCTAACTTTTTACAATACGGTAATGCATTGCGTGTTGTTCGTGCCGAAACAGGTGCGAGAAACGCTATTGCAAACGGTGGTTCATCCCTTCTGTCTGGAACAGGTGACGGTTCAACAACTGACTTTACAATGAGTCAGTCTGTATCTGATGCAAGTCTACTTAACGTGACTGTTGACGGAACTGTTTCTACTGCTTTCACAGTATCGGGAACTACTATTTCATTCACAACTGCACCAGCTAATGCTGCTGTAATAGTTGTAAAACTTGGTGTAAGAATCACCAATGACACATATTATGAAGATAACTATGCAGATGGTTCTGGTTCATTCGGTAACTGGGCATCTAAGTATCCAGGCGCATGGGGTAACTCTATCGGAGTTTCAATCTGTGCTTCTGCAAACGCATATGAAGAAACAGTAACTTCACTAGTAAACGAACCTTCGGGAACAACTGCTGGTGACACAACAATTGATGTTGATGACGGAACAGAGTTCCAAGTTGGTGACATTGTATATTTCCAAGAATCTGCTGGACACCAGTATGAAGTAACTGGAATTGCTGTAAACACATTGACTATTCGTCAACTAGACAATCCAAACGGTGGTGGTCTCCATTCTGCAATCGCAGATGATACTGCAATTCGTAGACGTTGGAGATTCTATGACCTATTTGATGCTGCTCCAGGCACCTCAAACTGGGCAAAAGCAAACGGTCTGGCATCTGCTGCTGACGAACTGCATATTGTAGTGTATGACACAACTGGTGAAATCACTGGTTATGACATTGATGTTGCTGGTAACAGAACACTTGCTGTTATTGAACAGTTTGCGTTCCAATCTAAGCATCCAAATGCAAAAGATGCTTCTGGAACTACACTTTTCTACCCAACTACAGTGAACAGAGGTTCATCGTATATTTGGTGGACTGACCATGACACAACTGGAACAGATTGGGGTTCAAACCTTACATCTGCTGGTTCTGATACAACTTTCGTTGCACAAGACCTTCCAATCGTTGACACATTGTCAATTGGTGCTGATGACCTTGCACCTACTGTTGGAGAACTTGACCTTGCATATGATATCTTCTCAGACACAGAAACAGTTGACGTAAACCTAGTAATGGCAGGGCCTGCTCCTACTGGTGCAGACGGTGTAACTCACGCAACTAACATCATTGACCTTTGCGAACTTCGTAAAGATTGTGTTGGTTTCATCTCACCAAGACGTGCAGATGTTGTGGGTGTAACTTCTGGTGCAACTCAGACTACTAATGTAAAAGCATTCTTTGATGGACTTGCTTCGTCTTCTTATGCAGTATTCGATTCTGGATACAAGTATATGTATGACAAGTATAACGATGTTTATCGTTACGTTCCATTGAATGGTGACATTGCTGGTCTTGCTGCAAATACTGATAACGTTGCTGACCCTTGGTTCTCTCCTGCTGGTTATAACAGAGGACAGATTCGTGGTGCAGTGAAACTTGCGTTTAACCCAACTAAGGCACAAAGAGATATTCTTTATCCTGCTCGTATCAACCCTGTTGTTACATTCCCAGGCCAAGGAACAGTTCTCTTCGGTGATAAGACTGCATTGTCTAGACCATCTGCATTTGATAGAATCAATGTTCGTAGATTGTTCATTGTTCTTGAAAAGGCGATTTCAACTGCTGCGAAATTCCAGTTGTTTGAATTCAACGATGAGTTTACTCGTGCTCAGTTCAGAAACTTGGTTGAACCATTCTTGAGAGACGTTCAAGGTAGACGTGGTATCACAGATTTCTCTGTTGTTGCAGATGAAACAAATAACACTGGTGAAGTAATTGATAGAAATGAGTTTGTTGCAGACATCTACATCAAACCTGCTCGTTCAATCAACTTCATTACACTTAACTTTATTGCTGTTAGAACTGGTGTTTCTTTCAGTGAGATTGGTGGATAAGGAGATAAAAAATGGCTAGTATTGACGACTTTAAAGCAAACCTTATCGGTGGTGGTGCTCGTGCCAACCAATATCGTGTTATTATTACAACTCCCCCAGCAATCGCAACTGGATTAGACATTAATCGTGCGTCATTCCTGTGTAAGGCAACTTCTTTGCCAGGACAGACAATCGGTGAAGTTCCTATTCAGTTCAGAGGTAGAACACTTTACCTTGCTGGTGATAGAGAGTTTGAAACATGGACTACAACTGTCATTAATGACACTGACTTCATGGTTCGTAATGCGATGGAACGTTGGATGAATGGTATCAATGACTTGGACGAAAATACAGGACTTGTCAACGTATCTGACTACACTGCTGATATTACAGTAGAACAACTAGATAGAGATGATAACATTCTGAAACAGTATACGATGAGAAACGTATGGCCTACAGCTGTTACACAGATTGACCTATCATACGATACAGCAAACGAAATCGAAACATTTGATGTGACATGGAGATACACTTCATTCACTTCTCCAACAATTTAAGGTTTTACAGACCTACTAAATAGTAGGGTAAAACTTAGGAGACTTATAGTATGGCGGAACTTTTTGGTTTCAGAATTACAAGAGCTAATCAGAGTAAGGGTAGTGATGCATTCACTGCCCCTACTACTGATGACGGCACACTTGACGTAGTTTCGGGTGGAGGACATTATGCCTCTGTCTTGGACATGGATGGTCGTGACCGTAATGAACTTGACCTAATTCGTAGATATCGTGACATTGCACAACAACCAGAGTGTGATAGTGCAATTGAAGATATTGCGAATGAAGCGATTGTCTCTGATGAAAGAGGACAATCTGTTTCCATTTCCCTTGACAGATTAAAACTTTCCCCAAACATTAAATCGAAAATCAGAGATGAGTTCGATGAGGTGTTGCGTCTGCTTGACTTTAATGCAAAAGGACATGATATCTTTAGAAGATGGTATGTGGATGGACGTATATATTATCACAAAATCATTGATACAAAATCCCCTCGTAAGGGCATTCAAGATGTGAGGTATATTGACCCTCGTAAGATTAAGAAAGTAAGGGAACAAAGAAAAGAAAAAGATCCAAAAACTGGTTTGGATTTAGTTAAAAAGATTGAGGACTTTTATCTCTACAATGAGAAAGGTCTAGATCAAAACACAGGAACATCCAGTGGTATTAAGATTACCGCTGATTCTATTACCTATTGTCCATCTGGACTTGTAGATATGCATAAAGGAACTGTCCTTTCATATCTGCACAAAGCAATCAAACCTGTCAATCAGTTGCGTATGATTGAGGATGCGTTAGTTATCTATCGTATTTCTCGTGCGCCTGAAAGACGTATTTTCTACATTGATGTTGGTAACTTACCTAAAGTAAAGGCAGAGGCATACCTCAAAGATGTGATGAATCGTTATCGTAACAAGTTGGTGTATGACGCACGAACTGGTGAAATTCGTGACGATAGAAATCATATGTCCATGTTGGAAGATTTCTGGTTGCCTCGTAGAGAAGGTGGTAGAGGTACAGAAATCACAACCTTGCCTGGTGGTTCAAACCTTGGTGAGATTGATGATATCAAATACTTCCAGACAAAACTTTATCGTTCATTGAACGTACCAATCTCAAGACTTGAGGCAGAGAACTCATTCTCTATTGGACGTTCCGATAACATTACTCGTGACGAATTAAAGTTCACTAAGTTTGTACAGAAACTTCGTAAGAAATTTACAATCCTGTTTATGGATATGCTTCGTACACAACTTATTCTTAAAGGTGTTATCGCAGAAGAAGAA